CATTCGCGACGATCAACCTGCCGATCGGATTCGAGCGCGGCTGCGTCACGATCATTCAAGATGCAGTCGATAGCTGGACCGCAGCCGGGAACATCATCTCGGCTTCGACCTCGACGATGACGCTGGGAGAAACGACCACCTTCTGCTACGACGTCACCACTGCCAAGTGGTATCCGTCGCACAACTGAAGGGCTAAGACGTAACCCGCGGTGGCGGGAACGTTGCGCGCATTGCGTTCCCGCCACTTCTTTCAATTTTCAGTTTCAAGGAGATCCTCAGATGGGAAACTTCATCGTTCTGCCCGCCGAACTCGGCGAAGAGAATCCAGTTCGCCAGCCCCGAGCGGCGCGCAACACGCGCGGCCATCACCGCTGGGATGGCACGATCGTGAACAACAGGGCCGTCGGCTATGTTCCGGTCGCCTATGAGCACCAGGCTTTCCCGCGCATGATGTATCACCCCAAGTGGGGCATGACACCCGAGCCCGAGATGGCGAAGTACGCCATCGGCTGCGTCACCGCGGAGCAGTTCCAGAACGCCTTCGCCGCCTACACCAAAGCGGTCGAGGACTGGAAGCGCAAGAACCGCGTGAAGCTGGCCGAGACGCAAGAAGACTTTGATCGGCTGGTGAAGAAAGGCTGGCTCGACAAGGCGCCTTTGCGCAAAGAGAATCCCGCGTTCGACATGAACTCGGAAGAGATCTAGAGACCCAGTTTCGCTCGGATGCGACGATTCTCAGCGAGCGCTTGCTCGTAGCGTCGCGTCCAGCGCCACAACTCAAAGCGAATCCAGAAGAGTTTCAATTTCACGATCATGGAGAAGACTAGCATGCAACCCTCGAACGCTATCACCAAGGCCAGTCACGAGTTCGTTCCCGCCACGCCGGATTCGCCCCAGGCAACCGGCTATGTCGAAAAAGAGTACGAGCACCAGGAGTATCCGAAGTGGGTCGGCGACAAGATCGTGAACTCGGCCGAAGAAGAAGCCGGGATCGCAGCTGCGCCAGGAGCGCCCGCAAAACCGCAAGACGATCCACAAGACGCGATCGACCAGGCCACGAAGTAAGTGCCCGCAGTCCAACAAAACCAGGGAGCGAGCAGTTCCGCGGCAGCATTCCCGGGACTGCTCCTCACCGCTTCCGACATCATCAAGGCCGCACTGCGCTCGATCGGCGCCTACAGTTCAGGGGAAACTCCGACCGCGGCCGAGATGCAAGATGCGCTGCTCACACTGAACCAGATGATCGATCACTGGCAAGCGCAGCGGCTGATGGTGTATCGGGTCGTGCGCCAGGTCTTCGTGCCGGCTACGCTCAAGCAGGTTTACACCGTCGGCATCGGCGGCGATTACAACATCCCGCGGCCGGCGAAGATCGAAGCTATGGGCGTGATCTCACAGCCGGGCTCGTCGCAGCCGATCGAACTCCCGCTCGAACCGCTGAACGAGCAGGAGTGGCGCGACATCCCGGTGAAGTCAACGAGCGGCGCGCTTCCCTTGAACTGGTGGGATGACAACAACTACCCTCTCCGCAATGTCTCGCTGTGGCCGATCCCCACGGCAACGGTGAATTTTGCCTTCTACCTCTGGCAGCAGCTCGCGCAGTTCGCCGATCTCTCATTCACGCTCTACAGTTTCCCGCCGGCCTACCTCAAGGCAATCCGCTACAACCTGGCGATCGAACTCGCTGCGGAGTTCCCCGGCGATGCGGAGAAGCTGCCCATCGTCTCGAAGATGGCGTCAGATGCGGTGGACACGATCAAGTCGATCAACCGGCCCTCGCTGCAGATGGGAGTCGACGCGGCACTTGTGAACCCGAAGATGGAGCTATACAACTGGCTGACCGACATGCCGGCGGGAAAATAATCATGCGAAAATTCTTCCTCTTTGCTGCAGTACTGGTTGCTTCACTGCTGCTCGCGACCTCGGGATGGGCACAATCGTCGCTGATCATGCCCATCCCGGAGCAGCAGTTCTTCACGCCTCAAGGTGCAGTGTGCTCTGGCTGCTTCGTCTATACATACGTCTCTGGCACCAACACACCGCAGGCGACATTCACTGATTCGACTGGCGTCACGCCGAACACAAACCCTGTCGTGTTGAATTCGAGCGGCTATCCGCAGACCTCGATCGGCGCCCAGGTCGGGATCTGGCTGTCTCCGACCGCGACCTATCGCATCGTGCTGAAGAATGCCGCGAACGTGCAGATCTACCAGGTCGACGGCATAACCGGCCAGTTGCCAGGGACGCTCATCAGCCCACTGGTCATCCAGAATGGAAGCTGCAACCAGCTGACGATCGGACTGCCGAGCACACAGACCGGCCTCTGCTTCCCGGCGCCGCCCGGGAACATCACGCTGACGTTTCCGAATGGAGCGAGCGACACAATGGTCGGGCGCGCCACCAGCGATTCTCTTTCGAACAAGACGCTGCTTAATCCGCTTTTCAACTCCTCGAACTGCGCGATAGCCAACGGACCTGGCACTTACATTTGCATCGCGAATGCGAATCCCGCCGGCACGGCTCCCAACTTCCTGGTGAAGTTGCTCAACGCTCCATCGCAGGCGACTGTGCCGCTCACCACCGACACAGGTGGCGTGCTGGGCATCTGCGTCGCCGGTTGCGGGAATACTGGCACAGCGACGATCCAACAGTCAGGCACAGTATCCTGCTTATTTGATGGCACCACGCTCGCTGGCGATTATGTCCAAATCAGCTCGACCGGAGCGGGAAACTGCCACGACTCCAGTACGGGCTACCCTACGTCTGGCCAGGTCATCGGGCGCGTACTTACGAGCAATGCTGGCCCCGGCACATACCTTCTCGATTTATTCGGGCCGGAGATCGCAGCCCATGGGATTCTTTGCGCGGACGGCACTGCGACGACCGTGAACGCGAATACCACCTCCAACCAGGTGATGAAGGTTTGCCAGCTTCAGCCTGGCGCAATGAACGCCCTCAGCAAAACGTTTCGCATGACAACTCAGGTTTCGGTCGTTCCAGGCGGAGCAGGCCCGCCGAACAGCCTCGTAGAGATCGGAGTTGGCACCACTTCATCCCTCGGAAATTACGCGCAGATCATCAATGAGACTGCTGCGATCTCCTGGGAAGCACGTATTCAGGCGACATGTACCACGCGCACCGCTGGGGCGACGGGCAGCCTCTCTTGCACGCTTATAGTCACGCCAGTCAATGGCTCTGGACTTGCAATCAGCAGTGCAAACTTTCTGATCAGTGCGCAAGATCTCACCGGCAATTTGTGGGTCGGCACCGCATGCGTCTTTAGTTCAGGATCAGCCTCGAACAGTTGCGTGCAGAACTCGTCCGTCACCGAGCAACTCAACTAAAACCCCATGTCACGCTTCGCCTTTTGCGGTGGCACCTACACAGCGGTGTCGCCAAACATCGATGCAGAAGAATGCATCAACCGCTACCCCGAAGTAGTGGAGGGCCAGGGCAGGTCCGCGATGGCACTCATTCCTGTTGAAGGCCTCTCGTTGTTCGCTTCCCTGCCCGCTGGAAGCGGCCAATCGGTTCCGGGGATCTTCAACTTCAACGGCCGCGCATTCACTTGTGGGATCGTTCTAGCGACGCAGCAGATGCATCTTTACGAAGTGAACCCGAACGCTACACTCACCGATCGCGGCGCTCTCGGAGCTCCACTCACAAACGCGCCGGCGATCTGGGCTGCGAATCCGAATCAGATTGCCTTCACCGTGGCCGGCACGGGGCAAATCTACGTCTTCATTCTGAAGACCAACACAATCGTGATCGCCAGCTATACCTCGAACGGTGTGCCCACTGGCCAGCAAGTTTCGGGCGCCGCGGCCGTCGGATACATCGACGGCTTCTTCGTAGCCTTCCAGCAGAACTCAAACAGATTCGGAGTTTCCAACCTCGAGGACGGCACTCTCTGGGACTTCATCAACATCAGCCAGGTATCGGAGTTCGCGGACAACATCGTGAGCATGCAACTGAACCAGCGCACGGTTCTGTTCTTGGGCCGCAAAGCGTCAGTGCCTTATTACGATGCCGGCGGCCTCTTCCCTCTCATTCCTATTCCTGGCGCCTACATCGAAGAAGGATCCGCGGCCGCTTTCGGTAGCATCACGATCGACAACACGATCTGCTGGATCGGCGGCAACGACGACGAAGGCAACTGCATGGCCTGGCGCCTGAATGGGTACACGCCGCAGCGGATCTCGACGCATGCTGTTGAGAGTGCATGGCAAAAGTACGCGACGATCGCCGATGCGATCAGCTTCAAGTGGCGCCGCCGCGGGCACAGGTTCTGGGGCATATACTTCCCCACCGCGAATGCCACCTGGGTCTATGACTTCTCGACGCAGCTGTGGCACAAGCAAGGCCTCTGGAATCCCGCAACGAATTCCTACGGCGCGCGCAACATGCAGTGCGCGACCTTCGCCTTCGGCAAGACGCTCGTTGGAGACTGGGCTTCGGGAAATATCTACTCACTCAATGAGGCCAACACCACCGACAACGGCAAGCCGATCCGCCGGCTGCGCCGCGCACCCTACATCGCGAAAGAGCATCAGTGGATCCATTTCGGATCGCTCGAGATCCTCTGCGAGACGGGGCAGCAATCGCAGATCGTAGGGCCTTCAGAAAATCCAGTGATCCTCAACCTCGCCGACGAGCTCGGCCAGGTATGGCAGATCGAGATCACCGACAATTCGCTGATCCTGCCGAGCTTCGCTCCGGCCGGCACGATCGCGAGTTCGCCGATCATCGCCGACAACGTCGATCAAAGCACATTCTGGAAGATCGCCATCACCAGCGGCGGCGG